ATGACTAGCAGCATGCCGGGAAAAATACCTAAGCGAGGACGCATGGCAAGACGCCGATTCGGAACCATCTTCACCCAGTCATCGCCGGACGGACGCGCTTGGATAGAGGCCAGATACTCGCCCAAGCCAGAACTGGCGGAACGCTACCCAAGACTGCCCAAGCGCATCGTCAGGCACTTCCCGGAAGGCTTCGAAGTCGAAGCAGAGCAGTGGCTGGCCCGCGAGGAGACACTCATGCGTCTGGGCGAATGGACGCCGCCCGAGACGAGAAAGAAGAAACGCAAGGCGCAGAGCCAGACCTTCCACGATTACGCGACGGCATGGATAGAGAACCGTCGCAGAGCCAGCGGCGAGCCGCTGCAGGAGACCACGAAACAGAAATACCGCGAATACCTCGAGAACCATCTCGACGAAGCATTTGGACGCAAGACCGTCATCGCGATCACCTACCGGGATATCGTCAAATGGTGCGATTCATTCCCTGCCGGCAAGAGAGGAGCGGTCGTGCGCAAGCAGGCCTACACCCTGCTCAAAGCCATACTCGCCACCGCCGCAAGCGAGCCATTGGACGATACCGGGGCCACGCTCATCGACCGCAACCCCGCAATGCTCAAGACATCATCTCCCAAGTCGCATCGCGATGTACCCATCGCCGAACTCGATGAATTGCGCGCTCTGCGCCTCGCCATGCCGAAGGGCCTCGAACTCGCCATACCCTTGGCCGGTGTCATGGGACTGCGCGAAGGCGAGGTATGCGGTCTGCAACGACGCGACATCGACATGGAAGCCCGGCGATTGCACGTGCGGCATTCCGTCAAACCCATATACGACGCCGACGGACATAGGACACTCGTGCTGGGCAGCACCAAGACCACCTCGAGCGTCAGAGATCTGGACATCCCCCTGTTCCTCCTGCCGCTCATCCGCGACCACCTCGCCATGTACACGTCCGAGGAACCCGAGGCAATGGTATTCACCGGACGCAAGAGCCACGGCATGGTAGCGCCGCAGTCATTGCGGAACGCATGGAACCGGGCGAAAGTCGTCGTGCCGCGCCTGGAGCATATGAGATTCCACGATCTGCGCCACACAGCCCTCACCCGCCTCGCCGAGATGGGAGCGACCGGCGGCGAGCTCATGGAGCAGGCCGGGCATACGTCTCTCAAGGTCGCATCGATCTACCAGCAGTCAAGCGACAAGCACCGCGAACAGGTCATGCAACGCCTGGACGACGCGATCGGGCAGCAACACAATCATGAGGGTCCGGCAGGAGCAGCCACGAATCTCGTGGATGAGCTGGCTAGGCTCGGTGATTTGCATAGCAGGGGAGTACTGGATGATGCGGAGTTCAAGGCAGCGAAGGCGCGTCTGCTCTCATAATCAGATGGCTCCGCTGGGCTGCTAAAACAGAAAAGTGCCCTTCGCCTCCATGTAGGAGGCGAAGGGCACTTTGCGTGTCGAACTATCAACGTTGAGTTAAAAGTTCGCTAGTTGTTTTCTTTTGGCGTGCCGATGTCGAGCAACGCGTCGAGCCATTTGGAGGTGACGCCCACTATACAGCTGAGGATATCAACCTGCTACTCTTATCCCATGATCGACGACGAGGCCGAGGGGTTGGATCAGCTGAGGCGAGACAGGCTTGCTGAGGCGGAGCGGGGATTGCGGAAGCTGGTGCGCGATGGCATGCTGACTCCGGAGACCTACGGCAAGATATGGATGGTGTTGCACGCCGAATCCGCGCAGCTTGTCGAGGCCGAGCGGGTGCGAAGGATGCACGGTATGAGACACGTCGGATCGCGAGACGGGGTAACGTGATCGGGCGGTAAGTTTCGTCACGCAGACGGTGGCCAATCGGGCGTCGGCCCCGCTGGATACTGCAGTCTACGCACCCGTCGCCTCGGACTTAGGCTATTTCACGCGCCGCCAGAGAGTGATCTGATCCGGTTTCTCCCCGAACAAGGCCACAATCGCGGTCTCTCCCATGAATTCGTACCCGGATCCATCTTCTCTGTTGACGAACGTATATCTGCTGCACCCGAGTCCATCTCTTTCTCCCTCCCATTGCTCGAGAAGGTAATCTCCGTCACTGGGAAGCGTGGAAACAGCATCCACCCTTTTTGACCCCTCGTTGAAGAATGCCACTTCCTTTTTATTGCCTGCGGCGTCGTGCAGCTGCCATGTTGAATTGCCTGGGAGCGCCCTGCGTGGATCCTTTACGCCCATCTCCGCTAGGCAATCGGCCTGAGTCTTCGCCTTGAAACCGATTGGCGGGACCACTATGGAATCTACTGCGTACTCATTCGACATAACTATCTCCATTCATCTTCGAACCAGGTGCGATTTCGGTAACACTCACACCAATACAATGATAGCCGGCCAAATATGAGAAAATCGCCCCCACCTCCGCAAGGAGATGAGGGCGAAGTGTTGTGGAACTGGTGCATGTCAGACAGTCGGAGACGTGGTAGCTGCTTTTACTGCATCATCCGTGTCTTGTACTTGTGTGGTGTCCTCAGTGGTTTCAACGGCTGTGGCGGCTGCAAGGCTTTTGATAAGGTTGACCGCTTGCTCGGCGGTAATCCCGGCCTGTCTGATCGTGTCGAGCAGTTGTGTGCCCTGTTGCTTGTCCGCGTCGGTGAGTTCCAATTGTTTGACGAGGATGACGTAGAGTGCCTGGCTGACGCCGAGCACGGCCGTCAGGCTCAATCCCCACTGTCCCGCCGCGAAGCCGCCGGTCAGCCACAACGCCAGCGATCCGATAGCGAGGCTGACGAGCATGGCGCCGATGCCGCGGTATCGCTGTGGGATTTTGTCTTTGATGAGTTGGGTGAGTCCCGATGATACGACGGCGCTGCCGATGATGGTGGTGCCGAGCATGATTGCCTGATCCATTGATTCTCCTTAGTGGCGCAGGGTCTGTCCTGCGTAGATCCTGTTGATGTTGGTGATGTGGTTGATGCGGGCGAGGTAGGAGACGCTCGCGCCCCACCTTGTCGCGAGTTTGCCGAGCGTGTCGCCGGATTGGATGCGGTAAGTGCCGGAGGACGTGACGGCCGATGCAGTAGCAGTGGAGCCCGAGGTGCGCAGGCGTTGGCCCACGTAGATCACGTACGGTGGCCGCAACCCGTTGAGCGCGGCGACCGTCGGCCACGTGCTGGGCCAGATCTTGGAGAGGTAGTCGCCGGAGCGCACCGTGTAGTAGCTGCTGCCGGTCACGCTCGTGCCTGAGAGGCGACGGTTGACGACGGCCATGATCTCGCTGTAGCGACTGCCGAGCAGGGCGTGGCGCTGCGGGTCGTTGCCGTACTCGCCGCGGATGACCGCCGACGCGATAATGCTGGCGTCGCCCTTGGGCGTGGACTGCACGGGGGCCGGGACCGGCCTGCTGGGCGTCACGGCCGGAGCTGTCGGGAGGGGCGCGTTGGCGTACTTGGCCCAGGTGACGGCGTCGCCGTAGAACCAGTCCACGTCGATCCTGTCCCCGATGCCCGGCACGCTGCCGGAGCTGGAGTACTGCCATGCGGCGGCGAACGGCCACGGGCCCAGCGGATACGGGGGCGTGCCCGGGTTGCGCAGCCGGTCGCCCGCATACCCGTTGGGGTAGCCGGCGACCCACAGCCCGTAGTCGGCCTGCGCCACGGGAGTCCAGTCGCCCATGCTGATAGTGCTGGCGCTCATGTAGATCAGGGGCTTGACGCCCCATGCGGCCGCCACGCGGTCCAGCCAGCGCTTGGCCCACGCGACGTTGCCCTTCTGGCCGCCGCCCGGCTCCCAGTCCAGTACGGGCAGCACGCCCTGACCGACATAGCCACGGGTCTGGGAAATGAAATAGTCGGCCTCGGCCTCGGGGCTGTTGCCGTACTCTGGCCGGGCGAAATGGTAGACCGCTCGCCGGATCCCGGCCTGCGCCAGCCCCGTCATCGTGCAGTCCGCCGACCCGTCGGTGAAGCCGGTGCCCTCGCTGGCTTTGACGATGGCGAAGCTCGTGCCGGCGCTCCTCGCGGATTGGGCGCGGGGCGCGTTGACGCACCCCTGCCAGTTGGACACGTCCACGCCGCTGTCGGCAAGGGCGTTGACCGGCAGGGCCAGTGCCAGTACGGCGACGAGCGCGGCCGCCGGCATGAGCATGCGGCGCGGGGGCCGCTTATGTCGTGCTCGAGATGAGATCATGATGCTCCTTTGTTTCGGGGGTATGGGAAAGCTCCTGCCGGTTTGGCGGGGGCTTGGGGGGGCTGCTGCCGTGCTCATAACAGGGGTATGAGCGGGATGCTGGTGTTGACGCTGATCTGCAGGTCGCTGGCCGGGGAGGCGGTGACGACGGGCTGGGCGTTGGACAGGTAGATGGTTCCCGACCCGTACAGTTGCAGGGTCACGGGCTGGACCGGCGTGCTGTCGTTCGCGTTCTTCATCCATGCGTAGCCGGTGAATATCGCCCCGTTTCCCGGGCTGATCGGGTGCACGATGCCGGCCACGGGGATGTTGTTCCGGTTCGCTGGTATCTTCGCGTTGGCGATGGAGGCCGTGAAGATCAGCCGGGCGGTCTCGCCTTGCAGCAGGGCCGTCGCGCCGCCGGTGAAGCTGGCGATGGCTGCGGGCAGGATGCCCAGGTCGGCTCTGGCGGGCGCGGGCTGGCCGCCCTGCAGCAGGCTGATGATCTGGCTGGCTATCCACCGGTAGCCGTCCAGGGTGGGGTGGGGGTTGCCGTTGCCCTGGATGAGCGTGTAGCGGCCCAGCGTCCACTGCCATGGGCTGCCGCACAGCAGGAGCCTGCTCGCGTCGGGCAGCAGGCTGCCGATCGACTGGCTCGCGGCGAAGTTCGCGTACTGGGTGACGCTCATCGGCTCGCTCGTGTTGTCGCTGGCCTGCGCGTTCCACAGGCCGGTGCACCAGATCAGGATGCTGTTCGGGTACATGGACAGCAGCCGGGCAGCCGTGGCCGCGTACGTGCCTGCGTCCACGCTCGCGTGGTCGTTGCGCCCGGCGGTCATGAGCACGTAGGCGACCCTGCTCCTGTCCACGCTCGAATCGGCCATGGCCGTGTCCAGCTGCGTGTTGACGTTCAGGCCCCCGGACGCGAGCCAGCCCGCTCCCGACACCGAGTAGTTGCTGAATCCCATCCCGTAGCGCCGGGCGATGATCCCGCCGATGGTCCTGTCGGCCGGGGCGGTGTCCGCGGAGCCGGTCAGGTAGCCTCTCCCGTACGAGTCGCCGAACGCTACCAGCGTGCGCCCGGCCCGTCCCAGCAGGTCCTGCAGCGCGGCGTGCGTGGCGCTCGAATCGGCATTCACCCACGCCGCCACCGCCTGATCGGCCGGAGCCGAATCCGGGTTCACCGGCCCGGCCGGCCCCGTCTCGCCTATCGGGCCGGGAAGGAACACCTGCTTGCGGTCGATGATCTGATCGGTCATCACTCGCCCCCCATCACGGGAGACTGGCTACGGAGGCAGGCTAGAGGCTGCCCCCCCCCCCGGCGTTTTTCGCTGTTTCGTGTCATCGGATTTCCTTTCAACTCAATCGATTGGAGTGTCTTAATATCTGGGCGCGATGGGCGCGTCCTGGATGTCACGGTTGATCTGGGTGCCGTGCCCGTTGCCGCCGAGCGCGTGGTAGGCGTCGTAGACCTTCTGCGCCCGTGCTTTCAGGGCGTTGTCGGCGATGCCGTGGTTGGCGACCATCTCCGCCTGCATCTGCTCGAGCTTGCACAGGAGCAGAACGCGCACCCCGGCGGTGAGCGGGCTGTCATGCCCGTGCTCGTCCACGCGGCGCAGCAGCCATGCGACCAGGGTGCCGAAGCCGCCGGAGCCGACGACTGCGAGGATGACGGCGGTGAGGATGGTTGGCGGCATGTGGTTTTCTCCTTTAGACGAGGGGCTGCGTGAGCACGATCTGGCTGGGTTTGACTTCCCATAAGAATGCACTACTATATTGCATATTGCATTACTGTAGTGCATTATGTGGAATGGAAGGAAAGTTTATGAATGACGAGATGAAGCAGGCGCGCGAGAGGTCCGATATCAGGGGCACGGGGCTGCAGTGCCGACTGCGCCGCGAGGCATTGGGATTGACGAGGCGCGACATGGCGGCGCTCCTGGGCGTGGAGGAGTCGACCGTCTACCGCTGGGAGAGCGGCATTCCCCCGAAGCGGCTTGACCTCATGCTCGTAGGCTTCGAGCATGAGGTCGAGGCCATCAAGGCGAAGCTCGACGAGAGAATACGTGAGTTCGGACGGCCATCCGGCACAATCAAGCACAACGATCTGCATATCGCCGTGCCCAGGCCCGGGGTCCAGGTGGGCAAGGTTTGGGTCTTCGGAGAAGAGGAGTACGTGCTGGATCATGCGCCCGCCAGCCTGCTGCGGGCCCTGGCCGGACTGCTGATAGCCAGCGTAAACGCGGAGTACCTGGTGTTCGCGCGGGAGGTGGAGGACGCGGGCACACTTGACTTCGCTCGGGCGACGCAGAGCATATCCGCGAAGTAGGCCGTGCCGCAATCACGTCAGCATGCCGTGGGCGCGGCTATGCGTTGTAGATGCCCATGATGGGCTGGCGCAGGATGCCATTGGCCGACACGGTCACGGTTTTCGACGCGTCGCTGCTGTCCAGGGAGTTCAGCAGATTGTAGTAGTTGTACATACCGTTGCCGCCTTCCCGGCTATGGGCTGACGACCACAGGCGAGGAGCTGTCGAGACTCTGCATCCGGGGAACCGCCGAAGCGGATATCGCCGGCATTATCAGTGCAAGGCTCGAGAGTCTAGCTTGGAAAACTGCCACGCCGAAAATACGACGAAAACAGCAGTGAGACGAAGCCCGGCGTAATGTGGTTCATCGCCAGCCTCCTTCCATGCTGCCGACGATTCTCCCGGCCGCAGTGATGTTTAGCTTGTCGCCGGCGTCGAGCATGTTGTAGATTCTGTTCGAGCCTGAGCTGTCTAGGTAGGGGATGGTGTCCAGATTCAGCCAGAGCAGGTTCCTCGCGTCGTTGGGGCTGCTTAGGCGGCTGTCGGTGTTCTTGGAGCGGAAGTTCTGCACGATCGCGCCGTACGTATTGTTGATCCTGGTCTCGGGCGCTGGCCAGATGTCGATTTCGGGGTGCTGGTCGTTCACTCGCATGGGCAGGAGCTTTCTTGCCACTGGCAGCTCGATGCCCTGCACGCCGGTGATGTCCCCGTTACTGTTCTTCGTGGTCTTGGTCGCCCAGCGCAGAACGTCGCTTCTCTTGAGGGTCAGGAACAGCTGGATGGCGATGAAGTACTGGGCGCTTGAGGGCAGGATCGTGTAATTGTAGAATCCTGTGCTCATGGTCCCGTCGAGGGGCAGGGGCGTGCTGGCGGAGCTGAAGCTCATCGTGTTGTAGTTGGTTTTGTTTCCGCCGCTATGCCAGGGGGTGGTGGGCGTGATGCCGGACAGGGCCTGGACGACGTTCCTGGCGATGACCTGGTGGCCCTGGTCGTTGGGGTGCAGGCCGTCCGATTGCGAGTACTGCGTGTTGTACAGGAGCCACAGGTGCGCGTTGCCGATGACCTGGAAGCCGCTCATGGCCAGTGCCTGGCTCACGGCACTGATCTGGGGCATGAGGTCGGCCAGCCGGTCGTTGTTCTCCCGGTCGATCCACCGCACGTTCGCGCCGCACAGCGTGGACAGGGCGATATAGTCCGCGTTCGGGTACGCGGCCTTCACGCGAGCAGCCCAGTCGGATGCCGCCGCATACAGGTCGCCCATGTTCTTGCCGATGTCGTTGGTCGAGCCGTTCACGATCACGTAGCGCACCTTCGAGCGGTCCACGCCCGAATCGGCCAGCGCGTTGTCCAACTGCACGCCATACGTGGTGCCCCCGTTGAGGAACCCCATGCCGCCCACCCCGTAGTTGCGCACCCGCAATCCCAGGGCCGCGCCCACCAGGAACTCCCAGCAGGCGGCCTGCGTGCTGCCGCTCACGGTCATGCTGTCGCCGAATGTGACCATCGTGTCGCACCCACGCCAGCGCAACGCCTTGAAAGTGGCGCTGGAACGGTCCGAAACATACGCGGCCACCGCCTGGTCCGCCGGCACCGCATTCACCCCCGGCAGGCCGGGCGGCCCCGGAACCGTGGAAGCCGGGCCGGGAATCGCCACCGTTCTCTTGTCGATGATCTGATCGGTCATAATCTTCTCCTTAGTTCGCCAACGTCCAATAGCCCCAGCCCAGCAATTCCGTCGTCCCGTCCTTCGCGGCGGTCATGCGCCACGAGCCCGACCGACGCCCAGACCACACGTCGCCCGAGAACGCGGACGGAGGGATGTAGACCACGGCCTTGCCGTCCGCGCCATGCGCGTCGCAGTCGCGCGCATACCACACGTCCCCCTCGTCCGAAAGCAATTCGAAACGGCAGTACCAGTTCGACAGGTCCACCGGCACATAGCCGGCGGCCGGGTCGCTCAGACGCTCCCACAGCACGCCCAGACGATTCGTCACATTGCGCAGCAGCCGGTAATCGCCACGGCCCTCACTCTCAGCCAAAACGCCAGTCATGAAAACTCCCTCCTACGCGAATTGGGTGACGCTCAGCCGGCTGACGATGTTCGACACCGTTACCGGCGAATCGTCGGGGTTGATGTTCTTCACGCGAATGGAATACGAGTGGCCGGAAGAGATCGTATCGGTGAACGTGCATCCGTTGCCCGACGTGACCGCCGCGCCATACAATGGCGTGGCCATCCCCAGGTCGCTGCCATCGTAGATTTCCAGTATCGGCGGCAGGCCGTCGGTGCTGTTGTATGCTGCCGTCGCCGTTATTGCCACGAATGCATGTGTCTTGTCCGGCGCTATATCCACCGACCACGTGTGCGCGGTCGCCTCACCTGCCGTAGTGACGCTGCCAGTGGTTTTGACGCTTCCAGACGGGTCAGGCGTGACCCGCTTCAATTCCCGCTGCTGGACCTGCAATTGCTGCTGGCTCTGCGCCAGCCGGGCGGTAAGGCCTGTGGTCAGCTCCTGCTGCGCCTGCAACAGCTTGGTCAGCGCGTTGAGCTTGATCGTGGTCTGGCTGGTCTCCGTGCCGGTGGAGTTGTTGGCCTGCGCCTTCTCCTTGTTGCGCTTGCGCTCCATGCGCAGCGCGTCCATCGAATAGTCGGCGCGGCCCGGAGCGTATTTGCGGATTCCCAATGGATCCACTGGCGTCAGGTCGGGCGGCTCGGGCACGTCCACGCCGGGCATGAGCGGCTGCGCCTGCGCGGAGAGCAGCGCGTGGCCCGCCTCGTTGGGATGCACGCCGTCGGACTGCACGTCGCCCGGCTTGCCGAACAGCCAGTCCCACGCGTCGATCACCACGTCCGCGCCCACCGTGCGCGCAGCGGCGGAAAGACCCTTCATAAACGGCTCGCAGGAGTCTTCGAACCCGTCCGGCTTCAATCCCTGCGGGCCGATCATGATTGCGAGCTTCGCGTTCCGGTAGCGCTTGCGTATCGCATTGGCGATTGCGAACACCTGAGAGGCAGCAGAGGATACGTCGGCCTTGGCCTTGGCGTCCTCGTAGCCTGCGGCAAGAACGACGAGACCTACCGAATCGGCTGGAACATTTGCGTCGGCTGCGGCTACGGTCAGCTGCGCGAGCACGCTCTTGGATTGCACCGTGTAGCCCGCGCCTTCGACTGCATACGTGTGCGGGGTCAGCGCGAGCGCAGCGGACAGTATTTGCGGCCAGCGCTTCGTCGCGTCCGTGACGCCGGCGCCCGCTGGGTTGCCGTCGCCGAAATACAGTGCGTGGATATCAGTCATCAGGAGCGCTCCCTTGCCTGTATGGTGAGCCAGTCGGAGTCCGAGGATCCGGACACGTCCGTGACTTTGAGCTTGAGCATCCGCTCGCCCAGGAAGTCGTCCTCCACCCACATGTCTGCTTGGTCTCCTGGGCGCACCGGGTATTCCTCGCCCGCCTCGATGCTGTACGTCTCGTCCGGGTACGCGCCGTAGGCGATGCCCGACTGCGCGTAAGCGCGCAATGTGGCGAGCTCGCTCGCGGTGGTGTGCGTCGTATCCGCCGACTGGATCAGCAGCGGCAATGCGCTGTGCTTGTCGGTTACCCGGGCCATGACGGTCTTGTCGCCGTGCTTGCCGCCGATCGCGTACACCTGATTGGTCATTCCCGAGCCTTTGCCGTCCACTGATGAGAGCACGATGCGCTGGCCCGGCAGGTCCGCATGCCATGCGCCCAGCGTCCCGCCCTCGAGCCATGCGTGGTCCACGATCTCCGGCTGGCTGCGCAGGTCGAACGTCAGCGAGCCGTCCGGTCTGATGCGCGGGTCGAAGCGGATCTCGTCGCCATCCGCGAGCTTGGCCAGATCGTCCAGCCGGTCGGCGACCTTCGCCACGTCATACCCGCTATAGGTGCGCGTGCGGGTGCCTCCCTGGACCGGTGGAAGGGTTATGGGCAGCGCGCCCCACTTCATCGCCTCCGCTACCAGGCCGCGCGCGATATCCGAATAGCTTCCTGTCAGGGTGAGCGCCCATGCTCCGGCGGGATGCTCATCATCCACCAGCACGTCCCCGTCCACCCAGCCGGTATCGAGCGCGTGGTTGAGCACGAGGCGTACCGAGGTCAGCGACCAGCCGCCCCCGCACGACAGGCTCAGCCTGCGTCCCTTCGCGTCCCAGCGGTAGTCCACCAGCGGCCCCGCATGCTTCACATCCTCCGAATCGGTCGCCGGATCATAGCGGTGCGCTGCCAGGATCACTCCCCAGAGTTTCAGCTGGTTGTACAGGCCTTTTGGCACTTTCATAGTTGTTGTGGTATAGGTCACGTCGACGTTGAGGCTGCCGGGGTCGTTGATCGTGTCCGACCAGTTGCAGGATGTGTATGGCAGGCGGAACATCGGGGATCCGAGGGCGTCGAATACGTCGATCACGAGAGGATCCATTGCTTACCTCCATGCTGGTATGACGGTCATGGAGACCGTGCCGTCGGATGAGACGTTGATTGTGCTGCGGCCGGGCGGGATCTTGAATGCTTGTCCGGTAGCGATGCCCGCCGATGGCAGCATGTCGCTGAAATCAAGGTCGAGGCCGGTCGAATTACCGGACCATTTGACTGCGCGGATGCCGAGGGTGAGCGTCAGACGCGTCACGGATCCGTCGACATGCACTCTCGGATAGGATGCCGCTCTGCCTGTGTTCTCCACCATCAGCAGGCCGTTGGATGCCGTGAAAGCGACGGGGTCGCCGTACTTCAACGGGTCGTCGACCGTGATGATGAGCATGAACGTGAACAGCCGTTCGCCCATGTACATGCTTGGGCTGGGATCGTCGCCCAATCGTCCGTGGAAGTATCGTCGTCCGTGCACGTTCTCGACGGTGACTTTGAGCTCGCGGTTCATGAGATCGCAGATCCTGTCCTCGAGCTGGGCGGCGTCCAGGGTGGACAGTCCCACGGCTTCGGCGGCGACGCTGATCGTACGCCCGCCTGAGGTCAGGCGCGAGGGGGCGTAGTCGCCGTCCTGCTGGGGCCGGGGCACCGCTTTCTCTCTAGGGGGGACGGCGCCCAAACCCTTCAGACCGTCCGGCAGGATGCGGAATACTCCGACCTCGTCTAGGGAGCCGTCATTGAACACCATCGAATCCACGTCGCTCTCGACCATGACGCGAGTCATAGCGCCTCCTAAAAGTCGATCGGAACCGCAACCGCGTTCCTGCGGTCGCGCGCCTCGATTTCAGCGACGACGAGCTGCGGATCGTTCGCATACAGGTTGTATGTCGGGGAATACGAGCGGCTGCCGCCCGTGCCCCCCGATTGCAGCGGCGTCACTCTGGCGCCCGTCGGCAGGGACAGCACTTCCGGTCCTCGTTCGCCGACCATGACCAGGCCGGGCGAGGTGATGGTGCCGCCCTTGGCGAGCATGGGGATGCGGAAGCTTTTGCCTCCCACGCCGGGCACCCAGTCGGGTATGTCGAAGCCTTTGCCGCCGAGCGTGCTGTTCCAGAATGATTTGATCGCTCCGAATGCGGAACGGAACGGCGCGGTGATCAGATCGGACACCACGCTGAATGCCGCGCCTATCGCGTTGGGGACGGAGTGGAAGAAGTCGAGCAGGCCATGCCATTTTTCCACGATCCAATCGCCCGCGCTGCCGAACCACTGGCGGACGTTCGCGATGCTGGAGCCGAGGAAGCCAGTGAAATCAGCCCATAGCTTGCGTCCCAGGCTCGTTTTCGTGAAGAACAGCACCAAGGCCGCGACGAGAGCGGCGACGGCCATGACGACCAGCATGACCGGGTTCAGGCTCATCGCCGTGTTCAACCCGGTCTGCGCGCCTGTGGCCGCTGTGGTCGCTGTCGTCTCGGAGCCCATCATCAGCGTGCGGATCGCGCTCAGGCCGTTCGCCACGCCGGTCGCGATGTTGAACGCCGCGTATATGCCGGAGAGCGTGCCGATCACTCCGGCCAGCGCGTAGACGAGCGTGCGATGCTGCGTCATCCACCCGGTGGCTCCCGCGGCCCATATGGACACCTGGGTGAGGATGGGCATGAGGAACTGGCCGAGCTGGATCTGCGCGCCCTGCCATGCGAGGTTCATGTCCCGTTGGGCTCTGGCGTTCTTCGTGGCCGCGTCCACTCCCTGCCCGCTCAAGGTCAGTCCCAGATCCGAGCTTTTCTGCATGAGCTGCTCCACGCCGGCTGATCCCTGGTTGAGCATGGGGATCATGCTGGCGCCCTGCTTGCCGAACAGTTTCATCGCCTCGGCGCTCTTGCTGGGCCCGTCGGGCATTTTCGAGAACGTGTCGGCGACTTTCGGGAGCAGCTCGCTCATGGGCAGAATCTGCCCGTGCGCGTCGGTGAACCCGGTGCCGAGCAGCTGGGTCATGGCTGCGGCCTTCTTGCCGTTGTCGTTCGCCGTGTTCAGGTTCTTCGCGAACATCTGCAGGCTTATCTGCGACGTGTCCGCGCCGATGCCGACCTGCTGGAACGCGCCGCGCAATGCGCTGGCCTGCTCCACTGTCCCGCCGGTGATGCGCTGGTAGCCTTTGATGCCGCTTGCTGCGGACTGGAAGCTGCTCATGCTGCTTTTGGCGAATCCTGCCACGGCGGTCGCGGCTCCCGCGGCGGCTGCGGTCGCCGCGCCTTTGAGGGCTCCCCATTTGGACTGCTCGCCCTGCACTTTGCCGGTGAGCGATCCGATGGACTTCTCGGCCTTGGACGCATCAGCCAGGATGTTGATGACGAAATCCTTGGAAGCCATGAGCTCACCTCCCCATCTGTCGTTTCATGTCGCGGATCTGCTCGGCTTCCTGCGCTACGACGCGGTCGCAGGACACGGCTAGCGTCAGCCACACGTTCAATGGAAGGCTCCACACGTTGCTGTGGGTGATGCCCGGCCAGTGCTGCGCCTGGCAGATCACGAGGATCCGCGACCACACCTGGTCGCGGATCCATGGCTCGTCGTCGATCAGCCGCTGGAAGCCAACGTCGCGTGACGTCCTTTCGGAGCGGCGGAGATTGGTTCTTTTGGGACTGTCTCAGTCTCCGTGTCGTCAGCGGGCAGATCCTGCTCGTCCGCTCGTAGCCGTTCCTGATACCATTCCAGGCTGTGCTCGCACAGCTTCTTCCAGTTCACCGCGATGCCATGCTTGTGCAGGGCGAACCAGAAGATCAGCGGCAATGCGAGCGCGTCCTGCTGTTCGATGCTGTCGATGTCGGCCATTTTCATGCCGGAGGCGATCTGGAATTCGGCGACGAGGCTGATGGGGCTGTCGCCCAGCGGGTTGCGGCTGGCGGGGTAGGTGTTGCCGTCGTCCCATATGATTCTCATTTCGAGGCTTCTTTCATTGCGTCGTCGATGATCGTGTTCATGCGTCTGACCATGTCGTTGCGGCCTTTGATGACCGGCGCGAAGAAGTATGGCTGCCCTGCCTGGCTGGCCCAGCCTCCGCCGTTGAATACGGGGTGGCGGAATCGTTTCTTCTGCCAGGTCTGCGGCATCCACTCCTTGCCGGGCGGCATGCGCGAGGACGTGGTCTGGATGTTCAGGCCGCTTCGTGTCTTGCCTGCCACGATCCGTGTGCGCAGCCCAGCGCTGATGCCGGCTCGCATTGCGCCCGACGAGTCTTTGCCTGCGCGGGCGAGGGCTGCGTAGCGGGTGCGTGTGACGACGCGTGCCTTGCCGGACTTGTAGTGGATGGTATGGAATTCCTTGCCGGATGCGACGACCTTGCCCGGCAGGGAGCCGTCGAGGATGCCTTTCTGCTCGGCGATGATCGCGTCGCCCACATGCCGCAGGTCGCGTCGAGCGTCGCGTGCAATCGATTTGGGCATCGATTGCAGGCTTTCGCGCAGGCTTTTGACGGATTCGTTGGGGATCTCCGCCCATAGCCCCTCCTGTTCGGCCATCAGAACGCCGAATCCCCGCTCACCAGCGCGATGGTGAGCGGATCATGCGAGCCGTCGTCCAAAGCGGTCAGCTCGGTGTCGACGCTGATCACGTCCCCGCCGTTGGACTGGGGCAGTCCCGAGGTGATGGCCACGGCTGGCAGGATGATCTGCAATGCTGGTTTGATGCCGGGCGCGATATCCTGTTCGCCGAGGAACGTGAGCAGCAATGGCAGCGGGGTGCCATACAGGAACGCGTCGCGCAGGATCGTGTCGGTGAATTCGACGGTGAGCTTGACGCTGACTTCGGCGATGCCCAATGCCTGCGGACGCTGGCGCAATCCCTGGCCGCCGAGCGTGAACCCGTTGCCGTCCAATCCGTTCTTCACGGTGACGGTCACTGCGGTGACGTTGGTGGCCGCTGGCTTGTCCAGGCTCGCCAATGCGGTTGCGGTCGGTGGCGTGAGCGTGCCCTGATAGCCGAGGCTGCCGGAGATGAAGGTGAAGATGCTCTGGTCGTCGGGGTAGCTGGCTGCAGCTGGCTGCAGCGTGGTGTCGATGTCGCGTCCCGACCAGCTGATCTTCGCGGTGACCGCCGCTGCGGCTTTCGCGTCGATCTCCAGCGTGTCCACTTGGCATCCGGTGAACGAGTGCGGTTTCTGCTCGCCGCCGAGCAAGGGGAGCAGTTCCTGGATGGTGTATGAGGGGAGGAAGTCGTTCAGGGACAGCGTGTGGATCTGCTGCCATGCTTGCACGGGTGTGATGTTGTCGGCCGCTTTGAGCTGGCTGATCGCGCTATTGCCGAACGCGGCGTGCAGCAGGAACCCAAATCCGCTGGTGGGAATGTCAAGCTCCTGATCTCCAGAGACCTCCTGCTGCACACGGATATGCTGGTCGAGGCGTTTCACCCGGGTGAACGGCTGCAGGACGCTGGAATCCACGTACTTGGGCTTCGTATCCATCTTGCCTTCGGACTCGAAGAAGCGCGTGGGAGCCACGGGCGTGCCGTACGTGGTCTCCAAGCCGATGCCGAACTGGCTGTCGATCTGCGTGCTCATTGTTTCGCCTCCCCATCCTGTGCACCATCCGACCGTTGCCATACCTCGCTTTGAGGCAGAAAATACTGCGCGTCCGAATCCTCGATGTCGACCGTTTCGCCGCGCCCCACGCTTCTGCCGAGCCAAGGCACGTACAATGCGCCCAACGGGCTGATATTCCTCAGTTTCATCACATGCTCCTAATCCTGTGCATCGCCTTGAACGACGCATCGATCTCGATGAGACGGCCTTGCCCCGCATCATCCTGCGTAGTGGCCCCGTCGGTGTGCAGATCAGACGGGATGATCCACAGCACCGTGCCGCCCAGCGTGGGATCCGCATCAGTGACATAGTCGGAGATCCGCTGCAGATAATCGAACGCCGCCGCGCTGGCCGTGATCTCCGCCTGCTCATCCTGCCCGTGACGGAACGCGCCGACCGACAAGTGCAGCGTGATGATCTCCTCCTGATTGCGCCGCGGCCCCACCGTGACATCAGTCACGCTCGTATCAATGGTCGTCGCCGACACCCAATCGTCATGCACCAACGGCCACTGGAACCCGAAATTCACATCCACAGGCAACCCCGAAAGCGCCGTCCTGCAAGCCTCGGCCAACGCCATCTTCGCCTCATGCGCCGCAGTATGCGCGCTGATGCCCGTGCTCATGCGATGCCCGGCTCAGGCAGATAGGCGGCAAGCCAGCCCTCGACCTTGCGCGGCAGCTCAGCGCCCATAGGCACGCCGGACAACTCCCCGACATCGCCCTGACGGAAACTGCCACGCACCGTATGCGACTGCTGCCACCACAGCTTCGCCGTCTCCCGGGCGGCCAGCACGAACAACGACGACACCGACCCATCCGCCAGCACCCACTTCGACGGATCCACATCACGGCCGGTAAACACATCAATGCGCTCGCAGGCGGCTTTCGCGTACAGTTCGAGTTCGCTGTCTTCGTATTCAGCTGGGCCGACCGACAGCGCGTTGCGCAGATCGTTTTTGGTGATCGGCCAGTTCGATGGCGTTGCATCTGCCATGATGCCTCCCATGGGGGTTGGAGGGGAAAGAGCGGGGCGCTGACCGTATGGCAGTCAGCGCCCGAGGGATGCCGTCTCTCAGGCGGTCTTGCCGACGAATGCGGCGAGCGCGTTCGAGTCGGTCAGGATGACGCCAGCGCGCAGGATGCCGCGCCATGCGATGGAGTCCTTGTCGAAGGCGAACTGGTCGCTGCGTTCGAGTGCGAGCGAGTTGACCACGCGCATGATAACGCGGTTGAACGAGCCGAACAGGATCGTGGCTTGGCCTGCGCCCGGGTTGGGAAGGAACGGGTCTTCGATGACTGGGTAACCATCGAGGACCGCTGGCCACCCGGCCTGCAGGGAGGACTGCCAGAGGTAGCGGCCGGTGGTGTCCTTGATCTTGCGCAGGGCTTTGACCGCTCCGGGGGAGACGAGGAAGGCGGCGCCGACCCGGTATGGCGCGATCACCGAGGATTCTAGGTCGATGATCTCGTCGAATGTCGGCGTGATCGCGCCGCCAGTGACTGTGAGTGTGATCGCATTGTCCTTGCCGTCGCCGGGCAGGAGCGCGTCGAGCGCGTCCGAGTCGATGCCCAGACCGACGTTCTGGCCGATGGCTTGGCCGACAAATCCTTCGATGTCGATCGCGGAATCCTCGATGAGCTCTCGCGGGGTCATGACGATCTGCCCGTATTTCGATGTCTTTGAGCTCACCTGGTCGAACGACATGTCGGTGCCGCCGATGGTCGCGCCCGGCTTGATGTTCTTCTCGGCTTCGCCGTAGCTTTTGACTCTGGGCCAGAGGATCTCCTCGCCGGTGCTGGTGGACAGGGGCTGCGCTCCGGCCTGCAGGAGGCCGCTCATCTGCCGCAGCGGCGTGATCAGGGATTGCGCGAATGTCGTCGGCACCAGTTCCGAGCCTGCGCCCGTCTGGCTGGGGTCGGTGGTCAGGGCGCGTTTGAACGCTCGCGCGAGATCGGTTTTCAGGTCGATGGTCTGCTTCGTGGAGTTGCGTTCCACGAGCAGCGAGCGCAGCTGTTCGCTGATCCCGTTGTCCTGTGCGCGGCTGGTGGTTTGCGGCATTTTGGATTGCATGCTGATTTCGTCTCGCAGCAGGCTGATGGTGGAGTCCATCGCGTTGAGCCGTGTCTTGCATTCGTCGGAGGTAGTTTCCTCTTCGGGGGTGAAGCTGCGGGTGGCGGCGATTTCCGAGAGGGGCTTGACTTTCTCTTCGACGAACTTGGTGCGCTCGTTGAGCAGTCGCTCCAGCGCCTCGTTGATTGATTCCATGATCATCCTTTCATTGAGATCATTGACTGGAGCGATGCCCATTGGTGGAACGAACGCTCATTATCGCCCGCGCCGGATGGCGTGGGAAGCTTGGTTTCGATGGTTTTCTTGGTACGGTATTCTTCGAATGCGCGGCCGAGTTCGACCGAGCTTGTCCAGTAGGCGGGGTCGGAAACGGGTGCCACGTCCACTAGTTGCAGGCTGGTGACGCGCGCCACGTAGTCGTCCTGCTCGTCCATCTCCCAGCTCATGCCTTCGGGCAGGATGTAGAACGCGAAGCTGCTATAGCTCAGGTCTCCGCGTGCTGCGAGCGCTGCGGCGTCTCTTCCGGCTTGGGTGTCGGGAAGGGCGATGCGGTAGCGCAGGGCGTCCTGGTCGGCGGTGAGGGTGAGGGTGCCGGCGTTGGTGGTGGCGAGCAGGAGGTTGCTGTCGTGGTTCAGGCGGGCCATGACCCGCCCGTTCTTCTCCAGGTCGAATGCGCCGTCGTCCAGCCGCATGAGCGCGGTGGGGTCGATGATCTCGTGGTAGCCGCCAAGGTCGCGACTTTCGGTGTTGAAGGCGATGGCAATGCCTTCGAGCACTCCGGGGGATGATTCCGAATCGTCGGCTGTCCGGAAGATCGCTGGCTGGGGGCTGGCGACGCGCTGCAGCTCGTGCGGGATGGTGATAGTCATGATGCCTCCTGTGTGCTCGATGTGCTTTCGGACACGGATTGTGATGTGGATTCGGACGTTGCTTGGCTGCTGCTCTTAGTGGTGCGATACCAGGTCTGCCAGTCGTCGATGTCCTGCATGCTGAGCGCGGAATCGCCGTTGTCGACGCGGGCTTCGGCCAATGTCAGGGTGCCGTTGTCGAGACGTTCGGACTGCACCTTCGCCCACGTGAGGGCGTCGGGCTTGCTGCGGGCGTCGAGATCGAATCTTACGAACCGGCGCGGCGCGCCGAACGGCTTGTCGAGGTTCGCGACCGGGGAGAGCGCCTGCTGCAATCGGATGGCCCAAGGCTGCAGGGTGCGCAGCACGAGCTTGCGCTCGTTGCCTTCCACTGTGCTGTAGGTCAGGCTCGAGTCTTCGCTGCCGCCAATGTCGCGGGGGTCCACGCCGAAGATCACGGCGATCTGCGTGGCCGAGGCTTTGATAGTCTCGAGAAACTGCAGGTCGCCGGCGTCCAAGGTGACTTTCTCGAATGACCAGTGCTTGTCCAATGTCGCCACGTCGCCGGGCTTGACCGAATCGCGGAAGCGCTGCTTCGCGGTGTCGGCCTGCTCCTGGTTGAGCGTCTGGTCATTTTTCAGTATGCCGCCGGGAATCGGGGCTCGCTGGCCGAAGAACGAGTTGGCTGTGTCCGTCGCGTTCCTGCTCATTTCGAATTGGCTGCGGAACTGGGCGATCGGGTTGATGCCGCGCACGGTTCCGGTCACCGCGAACGCGGGAACGTGCAGCATCAATGGGGTTCCTGCGGGCTGGGCTATGCCTAGGGGGGAACGTATCGCGGGAATCTCGACGCCGTTGACCCAGTATCGCGGCCAATGGCGTTGCGAGGAGGAGTCGATGTCCTGCACGGTCACGTCGCTGCGCGGCACCCAGTCGATCTCGCGCACGCTGCCATCATCGCGCCTCCATACGATGCCGTACGCGTTGCCGTGCAGCAGCAGCTCGACCAGCCCCTGATGGATCCAGTCGAAAGCGCTGAACCGGTCGTCCGGCGTATCGAACCATTCCGGGTCGGGCAGGCGCGAAGGGGCGCTGCCGGTTCCAGCGGACTGCCACAGCCCCCAGGGCAGGGAGGCCACGCCGTCGGCGATGAGCCTGACAGCGCCGAACACGCTGGCGACGCGCAGCACGTTGTCGCCGCTGATATCAGTCCACGGCGAGTCCGGGCTCCAGCTGTCGCCGAACACTGCCTGTCCGTCGATGCTCCGCTGCTGCGGGCCGAACAGATTCTTCCAAAAGCCCATCGCGGAGTCCCTTCGATTGGTTACCAGATGCCGGAAAGCGGGTCGTACCCCCAGTCGGGCATGTCCTTGGCGAGTGCGCGGTGCGCGAGTGTGACGGCCATGAGCGGCGTGATCTCTTTGAGGCTTTTGCCTCGCGCCCATCCCCAGCCGTCGCCGATCGGGCGTCGCTGCGCCACGGACAGTGCATCGGCGAGCTCGGATTGGCCGAGCAGCGCGACCTGCTTGTTGAGGATCGCGTCGTACAGGCCTGGCGCGGCCACTCTGATCTCGGATGCTGGCAGCGGCTGCGCGTCGATGCCGTTGGCGGCGAATTGCGGGGCGAGCGATCCGACGGTCTGCCAGTCGAACCATGTTCTGCCGCCCCATTTGCCGGTGAGCTGCTTGATGCCGTGCAGGTGCAGCTGGTCGGATGATGGCCGGTCGTCGCCGTCGATCACCCAGTCGGTGCCCGGCCCGTGGTCGACGATCTCCAGGTGCACGATGCTGTCCGCGCGCACTGCCGCCACTGCTATGGATGCCGCGGAGCGGTCGGGCGCGATGTCCACACACCACACGAGGCTCGTGCCCTCGGGGATCGTGGAGTGCGGATCCGTGCAGGCGGAGACCGCGTCGCGCGGGATGGGCCAGTCGTCGGTGCTCTCGTCGGGCCAGATGTTCAGGAACGAGCGTTTGAACAGGGAATGGTTCTTGCTGGTGTCCTGCTCGAGCTCGTCGGTGATCTTGCGGATGGATTGCGTGTAGCCGAGCGCGGGCATCGTATGCCACCAGGTGAGACGGTCCATCGGGTCGGCGTCCGGGGGAGCGCTGTATTCGACGTACAGGCTGTGCGATTCCAGCTTCGACTCGACGCGGTTCCTTCCCGCCTGCATCTTCGCCCACAGAGGTGCTGAGCGGATCTTCGATTCGCCGACCGTGGAGAGGTACCAGAGCTGCGAGTCGTCGACGGTGATCATCGTGGGGCGCAGCGCCTTCTCGACCCGGTCATCGACCTGCGACCAGTATTCGTCGATGAATCCGAGGTCGTTCGTGCTGCCGTGCCCGGCGTCCTCGCTGGGAACGTCCGGCCACCATTGCGAGCCGGTCACGAAGTCCAGATGCTGGCGTCCGTTGGTGCGGTTCGGCTCGAGCTCGTATATGCGGTTCGGCTTGATGAGCTGGCGGAACGGGCTGGCCTGCAACTGCAGCACCTGCTCCTCCCATTTCTTGATGGTGCGGATGCCGTCCTGCGCGATGTAGACGATCTGCTGGGCGTGAGGCCACACGGATGCGCGATGCGTGTTGATGGAAAGCGTCGACGTGGTCTTGCCTGACTGCCTTGGCACCAGCACCACGATCTCGCCGTACCATAGGCCGCCTGTCTGCGGGTCGATCTCATAGGCCACGTCGAACAGGTCGCGCTGCCAGGGCAAAGGCTCGACGCCGAGCAGACGTGAGATGCGCACCAGCTCAGGGCCGCGCGTCTCCCTGCGCGGGTTTCTCGGCGTCATCCAACGCGGCGCGCATTCGCCGTCAGCCGGTTCCCCGGATCGCTGCCACAAGCGCAGCGGCTTCGTTGGATCCAGCATCAGCAGCCTCCACAACTCCCAGTTCGTGCAGCAGGTCGGCCACCACCTTCACCTCGTCCTTGAAGAGATTCGAACGTTTCGGGGCGTCCATAATCGTCGCCGCCGTCATGAGCTCCGCGAGACGCAGATCCGTGACCGGGTCACGCGGGTCTATCCTGCCGTCCGAGCAATACTGTTCGACCAGCTTCGCCATCTTCTCCACGCAGCCGCCCGGCACCCATGTGGCATGCTGCGGCGCATGCGTTTCGATGACTTTGAGACGATCCAATCGTTCGGATTCGGCTCTGCCGTGCGCCAGTCTCTTCCTGCGGCCCCTCGCATATGATGCGTTCGCGCCCCTGCATCTCTCGCACTTGCATCCGCGCCGGTAGCGTGCGCGCGTGCCATGCTCAGGCATCGTCATAGCCACCTCCAACATGGCCCGTGTCACGGGTTCGCGGGTTCGCTCGGGGAGAGAAAAAATGGAAACTGCGCGGGTCTTGCATTACGTGCTTCTTAAAAAATCGCGTGGCGTTCGCGGCCGATGGACGGCAGTGGGGCTACCAGTTGCGTGATCGAATGTGGTTTTGCGATTCGATTCGTTGAATTCTGTTCTGCTTCGCGCTGTTGCATCCGTAATGCGCTGGCTGCAGGTTGCCCATGGCCCACGTGCCCCCCAGTGACCTTGGCAGGATGTGGTCGATGCTCGGGCCGAGCGGGTGGCGTGGCCTCAGGCCGAACACTATCGGCTTGCCGCACAGGGCGCAGATGCTGCCGGGCGGGCACACGAGGCGCAGGAGCCGCTGGCGCTCCCTGCCGGTGGGCTCACGGTCTGGGCCGGGACGATATGACATTGGTTACATGGGTCACTGGTGCTGGAGCGCGGCCACGATGTCAGCCGTCGTGCTCTCGCTGGTAAGTGCCGCGATAGCGTCGAGAGCGCCTGCCGGCAGACTTGCCGTCGGTGCGGCGGCGAGGTCGACGTGCTTGCCCTGCCCATCCACGATGTCGAGGGTGACAGTCGCCTGCGTGGGATCCGCGTCGCTTGTGCCCAAAATGGCTTGCATTGATCTGTTACCGGCCATGAGCGGCTCCAATCGTCGATGTGTGTGGTTGCCGATGATTCGGACATATGCTGCTTCGTGCAGCAGCCCCTGCGGATATGGCGAAGCCCCGCGTCATCCATTGGGTAGGACGGTGCGGGGCCTTGAATGCCATCAACCGGAAAGGAGCAGAACATGTGGTCTTCTGTATTTTTAGCCACTTCTCCCACTGCAATAATCGTGGACAGTCGGGATTTTCGCAAGTCGTGGTCAAAGATTCTCGGCCGAATAGCTGACGCGCAGCGCATTGGCGCGGCGTGCGATGAGCGTGGCGACTCGTTGCAGCAGTGCTTGGCGCAAGGCCGATGTCGCCTGCTCCGGACTGGAATTCGGGGCAAGCGCAAGCCGGTACGCATCGCTGTACAAGTACTGCGGCTTGCCATCCTTGGATCCTATGGGCGCGAGCTTGCCGCGATATGCCCAGTGGCTGATGGTGTTGCTCCGTAGCGGCAGACCGCTGTCTGTGAATGCCTTGGCGATCTGGGATGCGCTCGCGGTCTGGCTGGTATCGAAGCATAGCGCGTGCAGCCGGTGGAGCTTGACGGTGAGCACGCGCTGTTCGCGCTTGCAGACCGGGCATGTTACCCACTGGTCGTCCTTTCCTGCTGTCAGCGGTGTGGCGCACAGCTCGCACACGCCTATCGCCCTGCGCCGTTCGGGCGGGTCGAGCACATGGTCGATCTTGACGGCCAGTCGGGTGAGCGTGTCCAGGTACATGCCGGCGTCCGGCAGCCTGCCTAGACGCTCGTGCGCGGCGCAACGCCACAGGACGTCATGCAGTCCCATCAGCCGGGGCATTGTGGAGTCGAGCGCGTCCACGCCGTCCAATCGCCGGAGCAGCTCGTGCGCGGTGCTGTCGAGGATGTCGATCAGGTCGAGCACATCGAGCCTGATGGGCGTCTGCGGGGTGGCGAGGATGATGCGTGTGGGCGAGTGCCCGCCGGGATGCAGTGTCGCGTCGAGGCTGTCATGCAACGGGATGACGTCCGCGCCAAGTCGCAGGAGCAGCAGGCCGAAGCCCAGCTCGCACTCCGGGCACAGCATATACCCCACGTCGTCGAATGCGGCGCCGCACCGCTGGCAGTAGATCATCGCTTCCCTTTCCTCTTGCGTTTCCTTTTCTCGAGTAGTTCAGCCCGATGCTTTGCATACCAGCGCTGGTAATACTCATGCTGCTTCTGAGCATCTGTCATTCCCTCAGCGCTCACAGGTTCCAGCTCCTGCGACCGGCCGAGACGGCAAGCAATGACATAATCCCGGATATCCTGATCAGACCAGTCAATCGGCACATGCTCCTTCTCGCCGCTCATGAATGCACCAACGAACCACCGTCATCTCCGAATACAGGAGGCTGCACGAACAACGGCGTTGCGCTCGCAGACGGGGCAGGATGCTCGGCGCTCGCGATGATGGCTTGCACCTCGGGAACGGGTATGCCCAGCAGTCTGCCTATGGTCTGGTCATCGGTGTCGCGCTCATGCCAGTGCAGCACCATGTCTCGTTTACGCCGGCTGGTCATTAGCGCATCTCGAATTCGGGAAGCACTGTCTCTGGCTTGAGCACCACCTTGTAGTGGTCCTTGCTCACATGCGCATCGTCGACCTGCTCCACGAAATACGTCACGTTGTCGGATAGTCCGAGGAAGTGCTTCCTGTACTCGTCCTTGCCGGTCTTGCACGTGACTTCCAGTTGATGGTCGTCACGGTCCACGTGGATGCTGCAGTAGCCCTCGATGCTCAGGAGGTATTTGTCGGTGATGCCGTTGAAGAACACGATCTTGCGGGCGACCTTGAAGTTGTCGCTGTCGTTGCTCAGATTGTACGACGCGGTGCTGGCGTCGCTGCATCCGGCGAGCGCCATGATTGTGAGGGTGGCTGCGAGCGCTGCTAGTGGTTTTCTGTGGTTCATGATTCGTTCTCCCTTGCTTCCGTTAGGGCGCTGAGCGCCTCCCGCAGTCCTGATGTGTGGAATACCTTCGGCGTTGAGCCCAGTATCTTATGGCAGACGTCACGCAGTTCGGCGTCATCCAAATTGAGCGCGTTGCTGCGGATGCGCTGATCGTGTTCGGCCAATGACTCGATGGTGCAGCCCTCGTACTCGTATCGGACTTTCGACCACGTGTCCCAGCCGATGTCACCCATCCATGTATGCCCGTTATCCATGTCATCGTGGATTAGCAGACACGGGTAAATGCCGGAGTCCGGATTAGTTATCAGATAAGCGCCATAGCGTTCTGGCTCCGCCATGTCCTTGGTTATCGTCCGTATGCTCATTGCAGCGCCTCCGATGAAAGCTCGACATCGCTGTTCGCCACGATGCCTACGTTGCGTATCTGCTCGTCCCCGTACTCTGAGCTGAATATGACGGGATAATCCCCGAAGCCCCGTACCTCCAGCTCCTCCAGCTTTTCTGCCAGCTCATGCACCTTCATGATTCCTCCGATTCTGTTGGTTCTTCTATTGGCGTCCAGCGGCCGGCGTCGTCCAGGAGCACCCAGCCGTGGAGGGCGGTCAGGATGGGCACGTCGACGGGCAATGTGTCGGTGTTGCCTCTCACCAGCCATCCCTTCGCGTAGGACTCGGCCGGGTGGGCGTGGATATACCCGTGGCATCCCGTGTCCCCGGATCCGCACACGTCGATGACATTGCCGGGATTATGCAGGCCGGGGAACGAATGCGAGCGCATGCGTCGGTGATGCCTGCTAAAGGTGAGCGCCGAATACAGGCTTTTGCCGCATCGCACGCAGCAGCAGCCGTCCCGCTCGTCCACTAGCTGGCAGGTTTTTCGTGTTGGCTGGCTCATTCGGTGGGTTCCTTGATGATTTCTACCTTGTAGCCAACGGTTATGCGGATGGTATGCACCGGTGCGCTGAACGCCCCTAACGTGGCATGGACGGGGTAATCTCCGTATCCATTCGCCTGCGCGTCGTTCAGCAGTTCCAGCAGCTCAATTACCGTCATGATTGCTCCTTGATGTCTTGCTCAGTCAGACCGGTCGGCAGCAGCATGCCGGCATGCAGCAGACCAGAGATGATCGCCTCCGCGAGGTCGATGCCATTAACCAGATCCCAGTGGATAGCTCTGTTAAGCTCGCTTTCGGTATCGAACTCAGCTTGATCGGTGATGACGGCGCACACGTAGTCCTTGGCGGCGGTAATGGCTGATGTCTCGTAATCCGTGCCATCGATGACATGCATATCCGCTTTCGAGTCGTATCCCTCTAGGCCGTTCTCGCCTTTCCGGTTGACTGCCGACTGATTGAGGCCGATGCCTTGGATTCGGGCACGCTCGGCGAGAATCGACTCATACGCCTCCATGACGCGCAGCTGAGCGCTCAGCAGGTCAAATGACGATGCAGGCTCGAATTCGATCTCTCCGCGCTCCAGCCTGTGCAGCATCGACCGCAGTTTCGCCGCACGTTCCTTCACCTCGAAATACTCGGCCACTATGCGGTCTTTGTAGTCATTCATGATTCATGTCCTTTCGTAATTTTCCAATGCTTGTATTCGTTGCGGTATTTCGTGTGGAGTCTGAGCCAGCCGACATGCTCCCAGCTGGAATAGCAGTCATCCCAATCACGCGAGCCGTGGAACTTCACGCGCCACCACAGCCCGCAATCCGGGCACTTGGCTATGCCGCTGCTCAAGCGCCCTATCGGCGGCAGGTCACATGCTATGAGACCAGTCATTCCGTCACCTTCTCTCTGCTGTCCTTTTCGCCTGGGATGTAGACTCGCAGCCACTCACCGTCGGCTGTCGGCTGCATGAAGGTGCCGGCCCACCCCTGCGCCTGGCAGAAATTCACGAACGCCTGCAGGCTCCTCACTTTGAAGTCCTTGCGAATCAGCATCACCGTATCCGGGTCCGCGAGCGCCTCGTACTGGGTCATGTCGCTTATGATTCCTCCTTTTTTGGCGGGTTGCGGTCAGTGCATTCGATTTCGTAGATGCCGTCGTATTCGCTGCTTTTGTAGATGTGCTCATGCGTCCACACGGTGATGTGCGGCGTCTCCGGGCATGTGCCGATGTTCGCCGTGTCCCAGTCGACGGGGATCAGGCATGCGTACGCCGACTCGTCATCCGGATTCCGGCCCACGACATCGGCCCATGACTCGCCGTTCGCCGTCAAAGCCGTGTCGAGCAGCGCATGCCACGTGGACACGCTCGCGAGCGCATGCTTGGCAGCGTCTTTTCGCTCATTGATGACTGCTTCACGGTCGATGTCCCATATGTTCTTCTTGACAGTCATGATTGCTGTTCCTTTTCGATGTGCTGGTCGAGCCAGTCCCTGAGCGCGATCATGTGCTCAGGGTCGAGCGTGAGCTGCACGAAGGCGTCGTGGCCGTATCCGGCGTTGACCAGCAGGCCGGGCGCGAGCTTGCGGTCGGTGAGCGCGATGACGTTCAGCCCCTGCTGGATGCGGATGTAGTCTGCGCCCAGATGGTCCTGTCCGTAGTCGGTTCTTGCGGTTTTTATCATTTGGTCTCCTCCAATACGTTGATGGACCTGTAAACGGATTCCTCGAGTCTCATGACGCCGTGCTGGGGCTTGTACATGACGACGGCGAGCCGGTCGGCGTCGAATATCACGTTCTTCTTGGCCCGCAGCAGGTGGCTGTCCAATGTCGCGCCCGATCTGAGCTGGCCGATGAAACGATGCCCGTCCAAGTCGAGCGGCGTCATGCGCTCCCAGTCGATGCTCCTGCTCACGTTCATGACATGTCCTCCTGTGCTGAGTCGCTCTTTTTGCGTTTTCTGGCTTGCTTGCATTGCTCGAGGATGCGGGCCCGGTGCTGCTGGTAGTAGCGGTGGTGGTATTCGCGGTCCTTCTCCATGCGCTGGCGCCTGACAAGGCTGACCGGCTCGGGCGCGGGGCGCTCGGCTTTCAGGTCCCACCGGTCGGCGCGCATGAACCTGATGGCCGGGTCCGCGAGCGCGAGGCTGAGCAGGTCGGCCGGGTAGTGGCTTGGGCCGACGCCCGTGATGGCGGGCGCGCGTCCGGTGGCGGCGGCGAGGATGCGGCCGTTATGCTCTCTCATTTCCACTTCCTCCCCTTGCCGCTGGGCGCGGTCATCGGGTGCTTGGTGATGCGCTGGTAGAGGGCGATGTCCCTGTCCAGGCAATGCTTGGCTCGGTGGTCGGTGTCGGGCAGGCCGTCGGCAAGGCGTTGGAAGCTTCCCGGGTCGCTGGCCTCGATGGCGAGCCTCAAACTGGTGAGGTCCATGCGCTGGTGGTGGATGCCGGGCAGCCGGGTGATCTGCAGGAGCTGGGATTCCAGGAACGCGATGTCGAAATGCACCGAGCTGCCGGCAGGGTGCAGGATCCATGACTCGTACACGGCGAGGAATCCTCGCATGCTCTCGCTGATCTGCTTGATGCTCCGGTCGACACTGGTCATGTCGGCCAGCAGCCCGTTGGAAGCGTGGGTTTCGAGCGCCCACCGGCTGAACAGCATGCCGTCCGCGAGGGGCAGGAGCCATGACTGCTGCGCGTAGAGGTCCGCCTGCATGCTGGTGACGCGCAGCTCCACTTCGAGCAGGGAATGCAGGTCGGGGTCCAGTCCGCTGGTCTCCACGTCCATCCACAGCAGCAGGTCGCGGCTGTTCGCGGCCGGGTGCCAGGATTTCCAGCTGGTCTTGGTGCTGGTGTTGTCGTTCATGCTGGGTTCCTTCCGTTGATGGTTTCGATGATTTCCGTGGCGACTTCGATCGGGTCTCTTCCGGTCTTGATCTCGGCCCAGAAACCCTGCTCCCGGCTCGCGGTGAAGACGCCCGGGGGCAGTCGGCTGGTGATGTGCTCGCGGATCCATTCGCGGGTGATGCCGCCCCACTCGTAGCTCCTCGAAGCGCTCTTGGGCAGCCATTCCGCGTACTGGCCGGTTTGGAGCCATTTGGCCATGCCGGGAGCGTACCGGGCGTCGCCCTCGAGGCTCTTGGCGTACCGGAGCACGGCCGCCAGGAGCTGCTCGGCGCTGGCCTGGCGCATGCCCTCGCCGCCGTTCAAGGCCTGGCGCCACCGGGCTTGGGCGGTCTCGCGGCTGCCGGCATGGCGCGGGTAGGCGTTCCACGCCACGGCGAACGGGTCCGCGAGGACGGCGGCCTCGGCATCGGCCACGATCACGGCACTTGGTTCGCGGTTTCCGGCGGGGGGATGCAAGGGGGTGGTATCGGTATGGGTAGTAGGTATCGGTATAGGATCCCCTTTGCTGGGAATTTGCTTGCCGGTTTGCTTCGATTTTGCTTGACCATTTGCTACAGCACTTGCTTGACCGTTTGCTTGACCGTTTGCTGTAGCAATTGCTTGAGCACTTGCTACAGCACTTGCTTCGGCTTTTGCTTGCGGTTTTGCTTTGGCCTTCGTCGCTTTGCGTTTGGCGGCCGTGGCCTTGCCGCCCGCGCTGCCGGACTTGGAGCGGGCTTCGGAAAGCTCCTTGCCGCCAGCGAACTTGCACGTGGTCGCCGATTCCACGACCTTGTAATGGTCCTTGCGCTGCTCCCAGAGCCTGGCGTCCACGAGCGCCTGCGCGAGCTTGGGCGAGCCGCCCAGCGCTTTGACGCGCTGCATGGAGAACAGGCCGTCGTACTCGTCGCCGTACCGCTGGCGCTGGTGGCCGACCCAGCTGCCGGCCTTGACCCATAGGCCGACGGCGGCCAGGGGCAGGTCGTCCACCTGCGCCGAGTCGGAGAACCCGTCATCGACCATGAACCACGTCACTGTTCGTCCTGCTTCTCGGGCAGGAAGCCTCCATCCACTGCCGTGCGCTCCGCGTCGCTGACCGGGTAGCCCAGCGATTCGAGCACGCCGTAATACTCGTCGGCCACGGCCACACCAGCCGGTTCGTCCCATTCGATTCTGGCCTCGAGGTGCGCGCACAGGAACACGAGCAGCTCGCGGAAGAGCGCGCCCGGCTGCTCGCCGCGCCGCAGGACCTCCGCCGTCCAATACTCATCGCCCGTTTCCTCGGGCTTGTCGGGCAGGGGCGTGGGGGCGAGCATGTTGTATGCCTGCCACAGGTCGCGGCTCTCCGTGCCGTAGAAGCTCACGGCATGCAATCCGCTCCCGTCAGTGAGCGACTGGAACGCGAGGCGGGCGCACGCGGCGCGCAGGGGGATAGCCTTCAGGCTCGTGAGGTGCTTGCGCATCCACGCGCTTCTCAGTTCCAGGCTGTCGGCCGCGAACCGGTCGCGCCGCTCCTCGGCCTCGCTGCGCTGCGCGCGACGTTGCTCGCGCTCCTCGTTGTCCTTGTCTTCCTGTTCGAGCTGCTCTGGGGTCTTGGGCAGGCTCAGGTACAGGCCGTACGTGCAGCGCGCCAGCCACGGCTCGCCCTGCGCGCCCTCGATGCGCTCCTCGTACTGTTCGATGAACGGCCGGTTACGCAGGAAGACGTCGGGCCATTGGTAGCCGTCGGGCTTCAGATCCCACGCCGACTGGTTGCCAAGATCGATGATCTTGATGCCACGCCCCTTGCAATAGGCGTATGCCTGCTCGTACCACCGACGGTTATCCCGGTCGGTCGTCAGCTTCTGCACGAGGTAGCCGAAATTATGACTGCCGGCGGCCTTGATCAGCTCCTCCTGCGCCTCCGGGTCATCGCCGAACTCGGCTATCGCGTCCAGGTCGGCCAGCGACAATTGGGCGAAGCCCTCGGACTTGCCGCGCAGCTCCTTGGGTATGCCGGCGATCTTCAGACGGCGGCGCACGAACGACTCGCTCCTGCCGGTCTTGCCGGCAAGCTCGCCCACGTCCGCGCCGAGGTCGAGCAGGCCCTGGTAGCCGTCGGCCTCCTCGATGGGCGTCAGGTCCGCGCGCTGCGTGTTCTCGACCAGCATGACCTCGCGCTCCTCGCGGGCCGTCATCTCCTCGACCCTGCACGGCAGGTATTCGAGGCCCGCGAGCTGTGCGGCCGCGAACCTGCGATGGCCGATCACGATGCGGTACACGGGTTCGCCGTGCTCGCCGTCGCCGGCGGGGGTGACGAGCAGCTCCTGCTTGAGGCCCTGTGCCCGGATGCTCGCGGCCAGCTCGCTCACGTCGCCCACGTCGGTTCTGGGGTTGTCGGGGTTCGGCTTGAGCTGCCTGAGGGGGATGTCTACGATTTGGATCATTTGATGCGGGTCACTGCTCCTTGATTGTTCTGTAGATTTTGATATTGATGGTTATGGTGTGCGGTCGCCGCCTGCGCCGGTTCCGCTGCCGCTCGTGCTCCAATGCCTGCCGGCCGTGCTTGTGCGCCGCCATCTACTCGCCCTCTCCCTTGATCTCGCCCGTGTCCGGATCCACGGTCTCGTCCCCATCGTCCGGTGCATCGGCATCGCCCGCGCCATCGGCCTCATCCTCCGGGCGGCTGACGCTCAGGTGCCAGCCTTCGAACGAGTCCAGGCTGCGCCTCAGGTCGCCGAACATGATCAGCTCGCGGCTCTTGGACGGCTTGACGAGCATGGTCTCGATCGCGAACCCGGCATCGATGATCAGCTGGGCGAGGTCGTCCGCGTCGTACAATGCCTCGGTGATCGCATCGATACGCTTGTACTCGGCGATGTACTCTTCCTTCGAACGTTCGGTGAGTAGGCCCGCCACGGCCACGCGGAACGCCGCCGCGTTGTCCTTCAGGCTGCTGGCCTTCCTGCTCAATTGCAGGAGCATGACGGGCGTGATCTCGTCCGGCACCAAGGCATCCTGCACCATCTTCTTCTTCGACATGATTGTTCCTTTCATCTAGTATTCGGGGCTGGCATCCGAGGGGACGCCCCACGGGCCCGCGACCCCATTGCCCGCCTCACTGGCAACGGGATTGCTCCCGGTGGGATTGCCGTACGCGGTGGGGCCGGCGTGGTTGGTGCGCGTCACCTGCGCGGTCGCATACTTCAGGCTCGGCCCGATCTCGTCGACGGTCAGCTCCCACACCGTCCGGTTCGTCCCGTCCTGCGCCCGATACGAGCGCTGGGAGAGCCTGCCCTGGGCGATCACGCGCATGCCCTTCGACAATGTGGCTCCCACATGATCGGCGAGGTCGCGCCACGCGCTGCAGCGCATGAACAGGGTCGGCCCGTCATCCCACTGATTCGAGCCTTTATTGAATGTGCGAGGAGTGGAGGCGATCGTGAAGCTGGCCACGGTCTGCCCGCCATTGGTGGTGCGGATCTCCGGGTCGGCCGTCAGGTTCCCGATTATGGTCATCGTGGTCTCACCGGCCATTGGAGGCCTCCTTGCGCTTCCACATGCACAGGGCGGACACCTGCCGGCGCTCCCTGTCCACGATCACGTCGCGCGGGCGCGGCGGCAGCAGGGTCAGGGGCCACGCCTTCGTATGGTTTAGTTCGGTGATGGTGGTCAGGAGGCTGTCGAGCAGGTCGCCCGCGCCCATCCGCACCCCCACCGAGTCCAGGGGCCATGAGAACAAGCTGGTGCCCTCCTCGCGGCTCTCATCGTCGTCTGTCATCAATTGCTCCTATCGGTTGATTTGGTTGAATGTCGTGGGCGAGGCCGGGGGCCGAACCGGCCGCCGGAACAGCGGGGAACATTTCGCGTCCGCGTCTCAGGCGGCGAGCCATGCATCCCGCCCGGACACGGCTACTCGCCGCGCACGTTCTCATGGACATAGATCAGCAGCATCGGAGCCAGCACGAACGCCCACAGAGCGGCCAGCGAATTGCCGACGGGATGCTGGCAGGCCAAATGCGCATGCAGCCACCACACGGCCACCAGCATCGAGACCACCAGCAGCAGGGAAAGCGAATACGGGAAACGGCGGATCATCGATTCCTCCCATCGCCCAGGTATTCGTCGATGCTGCGCACGCTCACGATGAAACGGTTGCCGACCTTGCGCAGCCGCAATGGGTTGTTCTCCCGTGCCAGATGCATGAACGCCTTGCGGTCCCTGATGCCGAGCATGCTCATAGCCTCACTCACGCTCACCGCCTTGCGCAGACCGCTTTGCGCCGCCACGAGCTGGCTGATGCCATCCATGAGCTGCACGGCCAGAGCATTGGCAGGTACTGGGACGGTCTGTGGCTCAGCAGTCAATTGAGAGCCCATCACGCAGCCACCTCCTGCGAATGGATCTCTTTGTCAAAGCTGGCAGATCGGAAAATATCCGTGGCATCTATGCCTAGATATGAGGCGATTTTCGCAATATCTTTTGTAGAAAAAGGTCGCTGCAAATTGAATCGGTCATAGATGTATTTGGGTTCTCGTTGCAGCGCTTTGGTTGCAAGAGTTTTTCCATCGACCCCGCATCGCGCTGCTTCTGCCCTCACTGCACGGTTTATCCGAGTGGAGGTTTCGTCGAGTCTCATTTTTGGCACAATTTGATAGTGCCATATTTGAGACTATCTGTCAACTTAAAACGGCACTAATTTGTAAAAGTCTCAGAAATAGTATTTAATAGTCCATATGGAGCAAATAGATGATTTCACCGACAGTGTGATTAGTGGGCTGGAAACGGCACGAATCAAGACCGGCATGACAACTCAAGAACTCATACAGAGATCCGGCCTGCGTAGATCGACATATTTTCGGAAGATGCGCGGTACCACTGATTTCACAACCAGCGATATCGATGCGTTAGCGAAAGCTCTCGGCCTTGATCCAATCCTTTTATTAATCGAGGCTGGCAGCGACAAACCGCAAGATCCTATCGACTGGGCGTCGTTGCCCGAAGACACTCGAAAGGAGTTGGCCCTATCAGGCATGTTCGGATTTGCCGCAAATGACAATCCCGATAAAGAGGCCGAGAAGAGGCTGGATGCCGGCGACTGAGCTGGGAATACCTCCGCACATGACCTATGGCCAGATGCGCGGCTATGCGGCATCTCTGGGCGTTGATGTGTGCAGTGACAACCTGCCGGACGACAAGCAGGGGATGTATGTGCGATCGCTAAACCTCATCGTCATAGAACGCGACACCACGTACCGTGTCAAAAGATGCGCCCTCGCCCACGAGCTCGTGCACTGGGAATACCGGGACGCCATGTGCGGGGGGGTGGCGGGGATGAAAGGCGAGCGCCGCGCTAGGCTCCTAGCAGCGTCGTTGCTGGTGTCGTCGGCTGAGTATGCGGGCGCCGAGGAGCTCTATGACGGTGAGCGGCTGTGCATGGCTTCTGAGTTGGATGTGACGGTGCAGGTACTGGATGATTACCGTGAGTTGGTGCTGCCTCGATTCATGGTGGTTTAGTTTCTTTTACGGTTGTGGTTGGGAGCGGTCTCTTGGATGTCGTTGCTTGTTTGCAGGGTGCGCAGTGTGGCTTTGATGTCTGCGAGATCGTTTGCAACGCCATCGATTTGGTGGCGGGTGATCTGGTTGCTTTTCTGGTCTTCGGCGCCGATCATGTCCACTATCCATGAAGCTAGTGAGCCGGTGATGATGCCCAGCATAGCAATGCCGCCGATCATGAGCAGCACTGCTATGATCCGGCCGGTCGTGGTCACCGGGTACCGGTCGCCGTACCCGACCGTAGTAATCGTCGTGAACGCCCACCACAAGGCGTCGCCGAAGGATCTGATGTTCGACCCTGCAGCGTAGCGTTCGGCATCCAAGACGGACAGGGAACCTATCAGCAGGATCATGGTCACGCTGCCGGTCACGTACACTGCTATCCTGCCGCGCAATGCCATGCCGCCGGTGCGGTGCAGCGCGTTGAGCGCGGTGAGCACGCGCAGCAGCCGCAGTGGACGTATCATCGGCAGGACGCAGACCGCGAAATCGAGCATGTGGCCCTTCGCGTACGACCATCGATTTTTCGCGAGGATCAGCCCGATCAGGTAGTCGGCGGCGAACAGCGCCCACATGCCATTCATCACCCAATCAGCGGCATTGTTCCATATTCCGGTCGGTTGCGCGAGGATCTGCCAGGCATACAGGGCGAAGAATATGAGAGATAGGGCTGTGAGCGGCCATTCGGTGCGCCGCTCCCATTGTTCGAGGGTCAT